AACCTCGTCAACCGCAGGCTGCGCCGGTTCAACGTGTACGCGGGTACGCCGACGTGAAGACGCCCATCCTCGGATCGTCCTATGTGGCGCGGTCGGTCAACGCGGCCGACAGCCGCATGGTCAACCTGTTTCCCGAGGTGGTGCCCGACGGCGGCAAGGAACCTGCGTTTCTCCAGCGGTGCCCGGGGCTGCGTCTGGTGGTCACCGTAGGCGACGGGCCGATCCGTGGGATGTGGAAGTTTGGCGATTTCCTGTACGTCGCATCTGGCGGCAAACTGTACCGCGCTGACGGAAATTTCGCCGTGACGGAACTGGGGCTGATCAACGGCAGCGGGCCGGTGAGCATGTCGGACAACGGCACGCAGCTGTTCGTCGCCTGCAACCCTGACGCGTTCATCTACAACGCCAGCACGGGCGTATTCGCGCAGATCAGCGACCCCGACTTTCCGGGCGCAGTCACTGTGGGCTACCTTGACGGGTACTTCGTGTTCAACGAACCCAACAGCCAGCGGTTCTGGGTTACATCGCTGAACGACGGCACGCAGATTGACCCGCTGGACTTTGCCAGCGCTGAGGGCAACCCGGACAACATCGTGTCGCTGATGGTCGACCACCGCGAAGTATGGCTGTTCGGAAATAACACCATTGAGGTCTGGTACAACGCCGGCTTGGCTGACTTCCCGCTGGCGCGCATTGACGGCGCGTTTATGGAGACGGGTTGCCTCGCCCCGTACAGCGTTGCCAAGCTGGACAACAGCGTGTTCTGGCTGGGTTCGGACGCCCGCGGCAACGGCATTGTGTACCGGAACAACGGGTACAACGCGCAGCGCGTTAGCACGCACGCTGTGGAGTGGCAGATCCAGCAGTACGGCGTGCTCAACGATGCCATCGGCTATTCGTACCAGCAAGACGGGCATTCGTTCTATGTGCTGACATTCCCGACCGCTAACGCGACATGGGTGTTTGACGTCTCCACTGGGGCGTGGCATGAGCGTGCGGCGTGGGATGGGGTGGAGTTCCGTCGGCACCGCAGCAATTGCCAAGCCAATTTCGCCGGCGAGGTGTTGGTGGGGGACTGGGAAAACAGCAACGTCTATGCGTTTGACCTTGAGGTGTACAAGGACAATGAAGAAGTGCAGCGTTGGCTGCGGTCTTGGCGCGCGCTACCCACGGGACAAAACACGCTAAAACGCACGGCGCATTATGCACTGCAGTTGGATTGCGAGTCGGGAACAGGGCTAGTTACTGGGCAAGGCGCTCAGCCCCAAGTTATGCTTCGTTGGAGCGACGACGGCGGCCACACCTGGTCCAACGAACACTGGGCCAGCATGGGCAAGCTTGGCGAGTACGGCAAGCGCGTGATCTGGCGCCGGCTGGGCATGACTATGAAGCTGCGGGATCGCGTGTACGAAATTAGCGGCACCGACCCGGTGAAGATCGCCATTATGGGCGCCGAATTAACGGCGACGCCGACGAGCGCCTGAGATGCAAACGCTGCCCCGCGTCCCAGCATCCCGCGATCCGCTGGTGGACCGTGGGGCAATCACCACGCGCGCGTGGTTTCGGTTCTTCTCGCTGCTGCAAGACAGCATTGGCCAAGCCAGCAGAGAGACGTTCACGCTGGTGCAGAACTCTACTGGCGCAACGCTGCCCAAGGGCACTGTGGTGGGCTTTGCCGGCGTCGGCGCGGCCAACGTATTGTCGGTGTCCAAGTACCTTGCTGACGGCTCCACGCCGTCGCTGTACATCCTCGGCGTGCTGGACGAAACCATCCCCGACAGCGGCTCCACGGGCCTGTGCAGCGTCTGGGGGAATGTTAGCGGCATCGACACCAGCGCGTTCAACGTGGGCGACATCCTGTACGCCAGCCCCACGGTGGCGGGTGCGTTTACCAACGTCAAGCCCACGGCGCCGGATAACGTAATTCCGATGGCGGCAGTGCTAGTGGTCAACGCCACTGATGGCGTGATTTTCGTGCGGCCGACGATCGAGCAGCAGAAGTATTACGGCGAGTTCACTAAGACCACGGACCAGACTCCCGCTTCGACGAACACGGCCTACGCGCTGACGTTCGACAACACCGAGATTGCTGAGGGCGTCAGCATCGGCTCGCCTGCGTCGCGCATTGTGGTGGTGCAGTCTGGCCTATACCAATTTGACGCCACCGTTCAGATCGGCAGCAGTAGCAGCAGCGCCAAGACGGTTTGGCTGTGGTTCCGCAAAAACGGCACGGACATTGCCAACTCTGCTAGGTTGGTGACAATCAACATCAACAACGGCTACGTCCCGATGGCGCTGGCCGAGTTTTTTTCGCTTGCCGCCAACGATTACATCGAGATCATGTTTGCCGCAGACGCTACGGCCATCACGGTGGATAATGTCGCAGCCACGGCTTTTGCGCCAGCAGCACCTGCCGTCGTGCTGGCGGTAAGCCAGATTCAACAGTGAGAGCACCATGAGCGTTTCGCTTTCCCCATACGCTGGCGCCGGGGCGCAGTTCTTCGACAACAACGGCAACCCGCTGGCCGGGGGTAAAATTTTTACTTATGCCGCCGGCACGACGACGCCGCTAGCAACCTACACGGATTACACGGGCAACACGGCTAATCCCGTGTATCCGGTGGGCATCGTGCTGGACAGCGCCGGACGAACGCCCGCGCAGATCTGGCTGACGGAAGGATCGTCGTACAAGTTCGTGCTGGAAACGGCTCTTGGCGTCACGATCAAGACCGACGACAACATCTTTGCGTCGTACGAATTGGCCAAAGCCGTCGGTATTGCTGTCGGTTTGGGCGCCGGCAGCGTTCCGACCAACATCGCTGTGGGCGACACGGCGCTGGACAGCAACACCACGGGCTCCAACAACACCGCAGTGGGCTACAACGCCCTGACGGCCAACACGGACGGCTTCCAGAACACCGCCGTTGGCTCCGAGGCGCTGGATGCGAACACCTCGGGCGACTACAACACTGCGGTGGGCTTCCAAGCGCTGACAGCGGCCAACATTGCAAACTACAACACTGGCGTGGGCTATCGGACGCTAAATGCGGCCACTACCGGCGCAAACAATACTGCGTTGGGTAGCGATGCGCTGTTGTTGGTGTCCACGGGCTCTAACAACGTGGCGGTGGGGTACTCGGCGCTGGACGCTTACACCGGCAGCGATGCCGTGGCCGTGGGGGCTCTTGCGCTGGGAGCAAACACCAACGGCCCAGGCAACACTGCGGTGGGCAGAGGTGCGGCGCAACTGGTGGTTACGGGCGCGTACAACGTTGCCGTTGGGTGGGCTGCGCTGGATGCGGCTACCACCAGCAACAACGTAGCGGTTGGTGCAGACGCCTTGGGCGCACTGACAAGTGGGGACAACAACACCGCAATAGGGTTTCAAGCCGGCAGTTCTATTGTGTCCGGCAGCGGAAACATTGTTATTGGCCATAGCGCCGCCGCATCATCCTCAAGCGTCAGCAACGAAATGACGCTGGGCAGCACCAACATTACGTCAATGCGCGTGCCGGGTTTGTTTATGACGGTCGGTCAGAAATGGATCAACAACAGCACACTCACGGTGGCGATTTTGCTTGCTAGCGCGCCAGCTGCTACTGTCGGCGCAGGCGCTCGCGCCGTAGTAACGGACGCCAGCGCAACGACTTTTCATTCGATCGTAGCCGGCGGCGGCGCGAACGTCGTGCCCGTGTTCAGCGACGGCACTGATTGGCGGATTGGGTGAGGTGAATCATGGCAAAGCTAACGTCAAAAGGCACTTACGCCGTTTCTGACTGGTCGAACGTTGACGCCCTGTTTCCGAAAACGCGGATGGGGACTGGCGCGGAAGACTCTGACGTCACCTACCAGAATGACGCCTACACGCAATTCAAGAACCTAGAGAGCGGCTACTGGCTCCAGTTTTTGCCGCAACTTGGGTTTACTGGGCCGACTACCAAAGAGGTTGTCAACTTCCCCGGCACGGTAGACGAAGAAAGAACGACGACGATTTCCGACGAGGCCGCTGCTGCAATCCAGCAGTTCAAGGCGCAAGGTTACGATGTTGTCATCAATCCCAATAAGATTGATTCTGGCAGCAAAAGCGTAACCGAATTTGCGTTTAAGACGCCAGATGGCAAGTTTCAAAAGACTTGGGAATACACCGGTGGCGCATGGTACGAGCAAGTTGCTCCGTACCTTGGGCTTGTGCTGCCCGGAATTCTCGGCATGGCGGGCATCAGCGCCGGCAGTCTTGGCGCGTCTATTACCGGGCAAACGTCCAACGCTCTGTTAAACAACGCGGTCGGCGGCGCGATTATTGGCGGCGCAAAAGAACTGATTACCAGCGGCGGCGATGTTGAGTCCGCCATCAAGGGCGCGCTGACTGGCGGCGCGCTGGGTGCTGCGGCAGAGTTGGCGCAGCCATACATCAAGGACGCCGCAAACGCGCTATCCAATCTGACCGGCGAACAAGTCGCGCAGTTGGCCAGCACCGATGTTGCGGCGACAGACGTTGCCGGCAGCGTGGGCGACGTGGATGTGGGTGGCGTGGGGGATGTGGGTGTGCCCGCAGGGGTTGAGCAAATTGCTTCTGTGGCTAACTTTAGCCCAGAGGCAATGCAAACCTACGCTAACGAAATCGCGGCGGGCGCATCCAGAGATCTTGCCTACACAAGAGCAGTGTTGGTGGAAAACCAGCTGCAAGCCGCGCAGTCTATTTACGACCGCACCATGACCCCAGACGTGGCAGATGCCATGTTGGCTGGGGGATCTGCACCGCCAGTGGTGAACAACCTGGCCGGAACGGCGGCGCCAGTTACGCCTCCGCCTGCAAATGCGTTGACCGGCGGAACCATTACTCCAGAGGTGGCAGATGCCATGCTGGAGAACAATCTGACGACGCCGATTTCCGTTACCCCACCCGGCGGCGTGGCAACCGTTGATTTGACTGCCGGCCAAACCGCCGGGCAAGCCGCAGGCGCAGGCACTGTTGCCGACACCGGAGCCGGCCTTGGTGCCGCAGGCACTGCCGCAGGCGTAGCGGGAGCGGGTGTGGCGGCCGGTGCTGCCGGAGCCGGCACGGCAGCGGGCGTGGGCGGCCAGATGACTGCAGCCGATATTGCAGGACTAGACCCCAACCTCACGCTAGGCGGCGGCTCTGACGTGCTAGGCGGCACTGATGTCGGCGGCGGCACAGGCGCAATCATCACGGGCGCAGCAGGCGGCGCTGGTGCGGGCGCTGTCACTGCGGGTGGCGCTACTGCCGGCCTCACCGGCATCCCCGTCGTCGACGACTTCCTCAAGTACATCGGCACGCCCGCAGGCGCTGCGGCGCTGGGTGCGTTCGGCAGCTTGGCAGGCGGGTATCTGACGGGCCAGGCGGCGAAAGACGCGGCAAACATCCAAGCGCAGTCGGCGGCAAACGCTCTCAAACTGCAGCAAGATCAGTTTGATTACCAGAAAAGCCTGCTGGAGCCGTATCGCGCGCGTGGCGAGTCTGCGCTGAACCGCTTGGCCGGCGTGATGGGCCTCGACGGCCAACCCGCCCAGCCCCAGCAACTGCTGGACATGGACCCCGGCTACGCTTTCCGCTTGGGCGAGGGCATGAAAGCGCTGGAGCGCGTGCAGGCCGCGCGGGGCAACATGCTGTCTGGCGGGGCGATCAAGGCAGGCCAGCGGTACGCGCAGGACTTCGCCTCGGGCGAGTACGGCAACGCGTACAACCGGCTAGCCAACATCGCCGGATTGGGGCAAACTGTCGGCGGTCAGTTGGGCTCTGCGGCCCAGCAGTTTGGCCAGACGGCAGGGGAAACGATGTCTC